AGAAGAATAATATTTTTCTGATAATAAGTCTTTTAATTTAATCATTATAGTCTCACATTCATACCAGTATATTTTTTAAACATTGTACCAAGTTGGTCTGCATATACATCTTTTACTTTCTTTTTAACTTTATATCCTTTCACACTATTAAATCCAAACTCCATATCATATAAATCTTTTGCATTATGTGCTATTCTTACATGATTTATACCTTTTGAGTTTCTACCTATCTTGAATGACATATATTTAGAATCAAAAGCAAAATTCTTTGCACCTGTCATAGCTATAAATCTATTAGCACCTAATTGTTGTAGAATGGTTTTAGCTTTTTTAGCATCCATTCTTTCGTTAAGTTTTCCTTCTGGCATGCTAATTAAAAATCCTAATTTTTTATATTTTTTTAAAACACTTGGACTATTCACAACTACTATCTCTTTACCAGATGTTTTGTGTGTTAATTCAATCGTTTTACCTTTCTTTGTGGTAATACCGATGTTTCCTTCTTTCTTCAATCTACTCTTTTCAGCTCTTCCTCTATTCTTTGATTGTTCTTCAAATCCTACAATCTTTCCACCTTTATGTGAAGCATCTTTACCATCACCATTACCATAAGTACCTTTTTGTCTGTTGTACTTGTTTAATTCTGCTCTATATTTCTTTGCTTTAGTAGATGAACCGTATTTCTTGTATTCTGCTTTGTAATCTCTTTTTTTAGCTTCTTTAAGTTTTCCTTTATTCGTATACCTATCACTAGGTTTTGTATGAACTGTAGCATCATCAATTTCTGTTTTTACATCTGGTTTTCCAGTTAATTTATAACCAAGAACTTCTGATTGTTTTTGTCGTTTTTTATCAAATGATTTTCTCATACTAGATGGATAGGCACCTGCGAAATCTTCATTCATGATTTCACGAACCATTTTACGAATTAATCTTCTAACTTTTGTTTCTTTTTTCACTTTATTTGGTAATCCTTTGTGTTTTGTTGATGCAAAATCTTCTACATCATCTTTATCCATTTTTTTAGCAACTTTAGCAACTGTTTTACTAGCAGGTTTTTCACCTTTTTGAGTTGCTCTTACCATACCCATAAATCTTTGTTGAGATTTCGATTGTGCTGGCATTATAATTTACCACTTATCCAAGATTTCATTAATTTATAAAATGGACCAACTTGTTTCTTCCATTGTTTTTCAAATATTTTTTGATCTGTTTTATCACCAGTCTTCTTTGTTGTATATCTTCCAAGTTCATCTATAGCTTTTTGAAATTGTAAATATGCCTTTTCAGCTTTCATGTAAACTCCAGCCCAATCATAAGCAGGTCCTTCATTTATTGTATCACCAAATTGTTCTTTAAGTGAATCGGTAACAGTAGGTTTTGGTTGCTCTTTAACAACTTTTTTCTTCGATTGTTTATTTGAATATCCTATTATATCTCTATACTTCACCTTATTCTCCTCTGAAAATATCGTTAATTATATCTTCTATTAAACAATCATGACAACAAGTTCCATTTCTTGTACCAACTCCTTCATTAATTACACCTTCGTTTGTTGGTGATAAGAATGCTCCGTGTGTGGATGGATTGGATACAAAGTCAAAAGCTATTAGTTCAAAATCATCTTGTACTTCAACAGCATCACCCTCTTCTTCGTGTATTTCTTTAACTGAACCTAATCCACGAGATGATATACCGAGTTTTATTCCCGATTTAAATAATTCTTTTAAAATGTTCCCAGCTGGTGTACCCAATACTTCAACAGTTCCCTCTAAATCATCACCTTTCCAGTGCATTTCCAATACATTATGAGATACATTATTTAGATTTACAACAGAAGAATCTGGATGGTCTAATTCACCAAGAGCTCTTCGTTCTTTAATTTGAACTTCAGCATATTTCTTGGCTTCTCTCACCAAAGTATCTCTTGGATATACTCTACCATTTTGATTTTTAGCATCTGCCCTTTGAAGAACACCCTTAACTATTAATCTACCATCATTTTCTGATATAGATTCATTAATTTGTTCCTTTGTTACTTCAAAAGGTATGTAATCTACTATTATTTGTTTTGACATTTTCTTTATCTCCTAATCTTTATTAAGTCGCTGCAGTAGGACCATCTTTACATATACCATCGATGTACCAATTTGTTCCGTCACCAACAAAAGTTAATTTATCACCAATTTGATTATTACTATTTAATGTTATTTTATGAGCCGATGCTATTACAGTTCCTCCAGCTCCAGCTGCAGAAGAGCCATTTGCATTATCAATAACATGACCAAATATTTTTTTAGTTCCATCACCACCAGATTGAGAAACTATATGTTGATGTGCTGAACCAGCTCTAATTTCAAAACTAACACCAGCACAAGTGGCAACAGGTGGTAAAGTTATTGTTCTTGCACCTCCACTTGGTACAACAATTGCACCTGATGATGAGACATTTAATGGTAAATCAGCAGTTGCTGAAAGTACTTTTGTTCTATTAAATCCTTCTATAACACCACTTGCACTTATATCACCTGCTACTTCTAATTCAGTTGATGGTTGTGCGTTATTATTAGAACCTATATAAACTTTAACTCCATTACCAAATACTGCTCTACTATCATCTTGATCCCATACCATCATTTGACTACCACCGACAACTACTCTAAGTCTATCAGTAGAATCTGTTTCAATCCAAGTTGCTTTGTCTGCTTCAAAATGTATTCTTTTGTCTTCTCCTAAACCTATATGACCACTTGCAGTTATATTATTTACAATAATATTTCCACTTGCACTTATATCACCTGCTACAGTTAATTTTTTACCAGAATCAGAAGTTGTTCCAACTACTACATTACCACCATCAAAATAAGATAATCCATTTCCATGTAATCTTGTTTTAACTGCGTTATTCTGATAAACATCAATTATCCCGTCATCAGATGATGCATATCCTCTAATAAGTAAATCACCAGTACCACTACCATCTCTTAATTTAAATTCATCATAAGATTCTATTTTACCACTCGCAGTTATAACACCTGCTACAGTTAAACCATCTAAATTTGTGTATCCATCAACATCTAAATTACCATCAATATTTGCATTACTACTAATATCAAGAGTTCCACTTCCACTTATGTTTCCACTTGCAGTTATATGACCACCTCTACCATCCAATGATATTTTTACTGCATTGTTTTGATAAACATCAATTATACCATCATCATTTGAAGCATATTGTCTTACAAGGGTATCACCACCCGAACCATCTTTTAGTTGTATTTCATCTACAGCCACTATTCTACTACCACTTATGTTTCCACTTGCGGATATGTGACCACCACCACCCTTTAATTGTATTGTAGGTGTGTTGTTCTCATAGATATCAATTACGCCATCATCACCTGAAGCGTATTGTCTTATAAGGGTATCACCACTAACTGTTCCATCTTTTAATAAAATTTCATCTAATCCAAATATTCTATTACTAGCAGTTATGATACCTCTAAAATGATGTATATCACCCGAAGCATTACCTAAAGTAGTATTACCACCAACTGATAAAGTTGATGTTGAAGAACCACTTAAAGTATTAAAATCTTTTATTACACCAGTAGCACTTGAACCTGAAGCAACGGCCAAATCGATTTCTGTACCTGTATATTTACTTGTGTAATTAGCCATTTATATTCCCCATATAATCTTTGATTGACATTATGTAATTCTCCTATATACAAATGTTATATCACCAGTTACTGATGCAGCATCAGTTCTTCTCCAATTGGTAGGATTTATATCAAGTTTAACAGGTCCTCCAGCTGCATTTTGAACCAAAGCACCTGTAATATACGATGAAGTTCCTGCTCCAGTTGTTTGATCTGGATAACTAAATGCGAAAGTTCCTACTTTATTAACAGTTACATAAGTGGCTTGTCGAGTTCGTGTTTCTGCTGCTGGATTAATTGAATATCCAGCCATTTGTTGATATCCTTTTCCTGTAGTATTTGGTACTTGTTTTTTATAATCATCAGGGTCTTGTATATAATTCGCCATTTAAATATCTCCTATTTCCAAGCGTTTCGTTTAAGCCATATATCTCTGTATATATCACCAACGACATCTTTAATTAATTTTCTAATAACTTCTAAATCCTTTTTATCTAAAGCCTCAACAACAACATCATATCCAGTACTATTGGTTGAAATTTTTTTAACTTTTTTTTTACCTTTTTTACCTGAAAATGCAAATGGTGTACTGTACCCATCAACACTGGCAGTAGATGTCATCTCATCTAATCCTTCTTCTTTAATTATTTCAAAGGTTAAATTTTTAACTAAATCATTAAATGACTTTTTGTTTTTTATTTCCACTTTTTTTTAACTCCTTTAAAAGTTCTAAATATCTCATAGTTTGAATTACATATGAATCTTTAACAGTACTAGATTTATTATTTGTACCACAAAATTTATCTATTGATTTAATTGCTTCTTTTAATTTAATTTTAACAACCTCATCTTTAAGATTTTTAGAGTGTGTTTTTAAATCTTTTTTTAATTCATCTATTAATTCTGATAATGTTTCTTTTAGTGAATTTGTATTAGAAATGTTATTGATGTATTCCCTTAATAAATTCTTTTGTGCTAAACTTAATTTTGTGTATTTTTGATTAAATTTTTCTAAAAGAGTTTTATAAGTAATTAATCTTAAATCTTCATCATCTGGTAATTTTACTACAGATTCAGATAATTTTATATTTTTAGGATTTGTTGTAATATGTTCTACTATGTTAAAAAATGATTCAGTTTTTTGATCCGGTGATAGATTATTTGAATATTCAAATAATTTAAATGTTGATGCATAAATTTTGTAATCATTTATTTTAGATGATAAAAATTTTTCAAGACTATAATTATCTCTTATTTCCTTTATTAAATTATATCTTTCTCTTTTTAAAACAGAATTATTTAATTTTTGTCTTTCTTTTATAACTTCATTTATAAAATAATTAGCCTTCTTATCTGAATTAAATTTTTTAGTTATTAATATATTATAGAGTGCTAATTCTTTACCTAATTCTGTTCTTTCATTGAATTTATTTTTAATTATATCTGCTGCTTTTGATTTATCTTCTTTATTCAAAACATCTGCAGTTATTTGTCTTAATAAAAATTCAAATAAAAGTCCAGTATTACGCACTTTGTTATGTTTCACTTTACGCATACGCCGGTCTCCAATTTTTGGATACAATTTATGTATTTATTCATATATAAATATAATTTTTTTATGTTTTTAATATATTTATTCATCTTCATCTAAAATAATTTCTTCATTTAAGATACTTTGTTTTTCTAAATTTTTTCCAAATTTATTTTTAAGTGATTTTAGTAATCCTTCTCTTGCAACAATTGTTCCACCCTTACCTACAGCCAGTGGAGAACCACCTTTAAACTCTCGTTTTCCATATCGTTCTCTCTCGTACTTTGTTGCATCTTTTATGTCTTTTGCTGAGTATTCATTTCCAAATTCTTTTTTACCATCACCACTTCGTCTATCACCACCCCATTCACCTCTTCTTGCCATTTCTAAATTTTCTTCTTCAGATGGTGGAGTACCACCTTCTACAGGATCCTGACCTTCAGTTTCAATTTGTTCAAACCTATAGGCCTGTTTTCTATCTTCAATGATACCATCAAAAATATCTTTTTTCTGTTGGTCATTAAAATCAAATATATTTTCGTATATCCATTCACGAGACATAAGTTTGTTTTCCATTAAATCATTCGCAATATCTTTTTGCATTGTTAATAACTCAAGTTTTTCTTGTTCATGTATCATCGATGGATTTGTTAATTCTAATTCAAAATTAATCAATTCTGCATCATCAAATCCTTGTGTGTATAAATGTACAATAGCAATTTTTTCAAGTTCGGCACATATAATTTTCTGTAATCTTTCAATTGTTCTTGAAAACCTAACATCTTCAGCAGCCAATGTGGCTTTACTTCCAACATTTTCATCATATCCAAGAAATGCTTTTGGTATTTTTAAAGCTGCCATCATTTTATTTTTTAAATATTCGATATCATCAATAGCACCCTCATTTGTTAAACCAGGTAAAGATTCTATATTTGTTCCACTATCCCCACCACGAACAGGTAAATAATAATCTTCTGTTACTGATTCCATATTATATCTTAGATTATATTCACCAGTTTTTTGATCAATAACTGGTATTTTTTTCATTTTGTTAATAATTTGTTGCATAAAATTATCAACTTCTGATGGTGGAATGTTTCCGATATCAACTTTAAATATTCTTTTTTCTGGTGCTCTCATCATTCTATGAATCAACATAGCATCTTCCATAAGAGTTAATTGTTTCCATACTCTACGAGCACCTTCTAACATTGATTTACCATATGGTAAGTAATTTGTATCTGCTAAATTTCTAAAATGTGCAATTTCATAATTTTCATGCATTTTTCCAGGTTTAGAACTTGTTGAAAGTTCACTATGGTCATCTAATTGAAATTGAACTAACTTTGGGTTAGATGGGTCATGGTCTTCCATTCTTGTTACTTCATATACTGAAAGTGGTTTTACATTTACAATACCATATTTATCTAAAATTTCTAAATATAAATAAAAGTCTCCATATTTTGTCATATTTCTAATATAACTCCATAAATTAAATTCAATATTCATTATATCATAAAATAAATTATAAAGTATTTTAGTTACTTTGGGATTATCACTTTTTACTTTTAAAATTCTACCTTCAACATTATCTACAGTTGATTCATCACAATATATATCTAAAGCTGATGATATGATTGGGTCAGCATCCATTAATTCATAATCTCTAAATAATTCTTTACGAGCTACATCATATGCCTGTGCGTTTTGTTTAGCCGAATATGCTGATTGTCCATAACCACTTGAATGAATTTTATTATATCTATCAATAAAATTAGATGTCAAAGCGGTTTGTTTAAAATCAATATCTTTTACTTTTATTTGTCCACTATCAGTTTTTCTCAAAACAATACTATTTTGAAATAATTTACCTAATCTTGTTAATATGTTTTCTTGTTCTGCCATTTTTTACCTCTTTATTTAATTAACCAAGTTAAATCTTCTTTTTCACCATTACCTAAATCCACTTCATATGGATTTTTATCGGGTTTGCCTGTCTGGCCTTTAGTAAAACCAACACTATGGTCTGTTCTATTTCCATTACTTTTTAATATAGAATCCATCATAGCCCATTGTTGGTCATTTTTATCTCAATGCAGTATCTCTAATCCATAATGCTATTGAGTAAGACATAACTAAGTCATCGTTGTAACCTTGCATTGCTTCTGCTTTTGAATTTACCAAACCTACTTTGTAAATAAACACAAACAATTCTTCTATTAATCGTGAAGAATTTAACTTCACTAATTTTTCTCTTGTATATTCTTCCATTTTCGCCACAATAAGTGGTCTTGTTTTTATAGTTGTTGAAAATCCAGGAACCATACTTCTATCTTGTGCTCTGTATTTATTATTTACTTGATGTTCTACATCAACAACTTGTAAATCTTTTGATTGATAGAATAGATTTTTATATCCTCTATCTATAATGGTTTGTATTGTAGCCCAACCAATATTATTATTTTCAACTACGAGTAGGGCATCATTATATTTTGTAGCTAATTCAATTAAGAAGTTTCCGTAATCTGTTGTCCCCAACTGCCCTTTATATTCTGCAACTTGTTCCATATTTTCTACATCGAATACTTGTGTGGCTGAATAATCTGCACCATCACCACGAGCTACATCTGCAACTACAATATATTGTTTAGAATAATCTGGTTGTTTCCAAATCCATAAATTTCTATCCATACCAATTTTTTCAACAGGTTCTTTAACCATCGTTTCTTTATACCATTGTAAAATTTGTGGGTCAACAACAGATTCACCAGAAGTAAGGAAATCAGCATCACATTCTTGAGCAGCCTGTGAAGGTCCTAATACTTTATCTTGTTCTTTTCTCCAAACATCATCTCTTTCTGGATGACAAGTCCAATGAAGTTTTATTGGATTAAAATTATTCGTACCATCTTCTGAACCTATCCATTGTTGATGAAACCAATTACCAACACCATTTGGTGTAGAAAGAGCAATACAATCACCACCAGTTGCAAGTGTTTGTTGTGCCGCAGTCCATATTGAATCAATCTTGTCGATAAATGCTGCCTCATCAATAACAAGTAATGATAGTGCTTCTGAACGACCGGCCTCTGATGTTGCAGCTACCGCTTTAATTTGTGAACCGTTCTGAAATACTAATGATAATTTATTATCTTCTGTAACTTGTGTTTTTAACCATTGTGGAAGATTAGAATACATAACTCTTACTTTTGTAACAAGGTTTTTAGCAGTATCTTTATCTTTTGCAAGAACAAGAATATTTTTATCATTGTTAAATAACATCAACCATAATGAATAACCTGCAGAAAGAGTTGAAATACCTAATTGACGAGATTTAAGAATTATGTTATAACGATTTGATGTAAAATCATCTAACATATTTTCTTGAAAATCATATAAATCAAATTTTATCTTACCTTTGGTAGGATGTTGTATTTTGCAATATTTTTTCATAAAATGTGATGGACTTTCAACACATTTTAAATACTCCCTCTTTATTGCTTGTTTTATATTTTTATTCATTATTTAATTTGTCCTGCTAAATATACTGAACTTGATGTAAATGTTACACCCAAACCAAACCAAATCCATTTGTTTTCATACCATTTAGGTTTTACTAAATCAATCATTTCTTCTTTCAACTCTAATTGTTTTTTATAATCTTCAATTTGTGAAATATATAAACTATCACTTTGTATATACATATATATCTGTTCATTTAAGTTTTCGTTAGTTTTTGAACATTTTTCTAAATTAAATTCACATTCTTGTATATTATTGAATAAATTTTTAGTTTCTTCTTCAGAAAGACAAGTTCCTATACATGGTTCTTGACATACTTCACAAGGTGGGCATTCTCCTACAATATCATCATCTAAAAGAACAGGTTCTTGTGCAAAAATTACAGTTATTATTAATAATATTGATATTAATTTATTCATTTATTATCTCCTTCTTCTAAGTCTTCCACCTTTTCGATATCCACCAGCAGGTGATGTTCTCATTTGTTGTGTTCTATTAGGCATTGTTCTTGTGGTATTAGTAGGTTGCATAGGTTGTTGCATAGGTTGTTGCATAGGTCTTAAAGGAAGTTGTGTATTATTATTTGATTTTATAAGGGGTTGTGAATTGCTAGTTTTTACTCCACTTTCAGCAGTCCACCATTGACCACCTATATTTACCATATCTCCATCATATGTCATACCTGTACTTTCTATAACATATCCACCTGCCTGCATTCTTCTTGTTGAAGTTCTCCCACCTCGTTTATATTGATTACTAGAATTATTACTTACACAATTTCCATTAGAATCCATAACTTGTCCTGGAGGACAAGTGTGTGACATTCCACCATGAGTCATTTTTTTCATTCTTCCACCCCTTCTATATCCAGATGACATTGCACTATTCATATTAGATACAGTAGGCTGAGAAGCATTCATTTCATTTATCCCATTACCATTTATTTCATCATAAAAATCATGACCAGCAGTTCCACCAGGAATATCAGGATTATGAACGGCACCTTCCATTGGTCCTTGTTCTGGATGCATATGATATGCTGCACCTGAAGGTACTACCTCTCCTGTTCTTCTGTTTGTAAATTGATTAAATCTAGCATGAGGTCCTCCATGTGGATATTTTTTGATATTTCCTCCACGTCTAAATTTTCTACCACCTTTTCTCATATTAGTTCTCCCATAATTATTATTTTTTTCCAATTGTTTTGTTACACTTCCACCCTTTTCCATAATATCGTATTGTTGATTACCAGCATAATCCACAATAACTCCTGGATGCGGAGTTAGTGGGGGGTGATACCCATCTGAATGTTCTGCCCCAACCATAAATCCATCTGTAGGGTGGCGATGATACGGTCCTACATAAGTTTCATATATTCCTTCACCACAACCTGGATAATCATGATCAGGTGGGCATTGATATTCCCAACCCCATGTATACATATTTATTGTAACACCATTTGAATCTACTGTTGAATAATCCAAATCTTGTTGCATAGTAATCTCTTCATCAGGTACAAAATTAAAAGACTTACATGCCATTTCATAAGCATAATTTTCATCTGTAGCAAGAACTAACTCTTCACTATCAGGACTACATATCATTACCAATTCTGTTTCATTAGGAAAATTTTCATAACAAAATTGTGAACCTCCTGAAATATTTTCATTATCTGGATTAGGACAACATATTGCAAAACGCCATTTGTTACCACTGCAGGTGGTAGGGGCTGATACACTCATCACACTTTTTGTATGATAGATGAGTCTTGCATATACTCTGGCCTGCTCATCAGTACATCCAGGACATTCTGATTGATTAAACCAAAACCCACCGTCAAAATCATAACCACTTTCATAATCCGAATAATAGGCAGGATGAATATAACTATCAGTATAACTTACATCACCACCTTCATCATATTTTTTTATAGGTAATTTTCCACCTTTTTTATAATTACTCGGAGATGGTAATTCTCCTACATTATATCCACCTTCATGGTGAGTTGTTGCAGTACTATTTAATTGATCAAGAAAATCTACTCCTACGGCCTGTACAGTTTGAGCATTAATAATATACTCACCACCTTCTAATTCTATCATTTCACCACTATGTTCAAATGATGCGAGTATTCCACCATCTTCGTGAGATGGTCCGATTAGATATCCACCAGCATTTTTTCTTTTTGGTATTTTACCACCTTTTCTTTTACAATTTGTACAAGTACCACAACCACATGCCATTATTTTTTACCCTTGTTGGCATATTTCTTTAAAAAATCAGAAGCTTCTTTTACACTAACATTTTTTTTCTTGTATTTTTCTCTTTCGATTTCTTTAAGAGCTTTCTTTTTACTTTCAAGAGTTTTTTTCAATGCTTTACTTTGTTTTTGTTTAGATTTGATGGATTTATCAGTATCTTTTATTTGTTTTTTTAATCCACCTAATTTTTCATCTCTTCGACCTGCACTTTTACCACTTAAAAAAGCAAATAAAACACCTCCAGCTAAAACAAAAAATCCTATTACATATTTTTTGATTTTACTAAACATGTTACTTACCAAATGGTAATTTATCCCATACAGGTTTAATCACTGCATCGAATATAATATCATCTTTTTTACTTGGTGATAATTTTACGATTTTTTCTAATGTATAAAATCCTAACATTATCCATTCCCAATTTGCTAATACCCATTCCATAATATTTCTCCTATTGATTTATCGTTTTGTTTTTATTAATTGTCATGTTAACTTCTCCATTTGCAATAGCATTGGCTACAGTTTCATCAAATGGATTTTCTTGTAACATTTTATGTCTTTCTTCAATCCATTGAGTTAAATCTTTTTCAACATCTTTCATATTTTGAAGTTCTTTCAATCTTCTATAAGCAAACCATCTTATTGGTTTATCATATTGTAAATCTAATTCATAATTAAGTTGACAATGATAACATCTACCATCTGCTTTATGTGTATCTTTATCCCAATTTTTAAGAATTAAAGATTTACAATCTGAACATTTCATATCCCAAGAATGATGTGTTACATCTGATGTAGCTAATCTACCCTTTACCTTGTATCCATCTCTTTGTTCCCAAGGCACACCATCAGAATCAACCCATTTATCACCAACTTTTCTTGTTTTTTCACCACCTCCAACACTACTCGCACCAACTTGAATTTTTGTTTGAAAATTTCCATCCAACATATCTTGGACTTTTTGTAAATTTTTACTATTTTGTGCCATTTTTACCTCTAATTAATCATATATAAATATCTAAAAAGTAATTAAACCTGCAATTTGATTTATTGGAGCAAATGCACCTGTAAATTTATATGTCTTTCCACCATACTTAAATACGATTCCCTCACTTGGAACTATTGAATTTACTCCACCAATTTTATTTAATTTATCTAATTGTAATTTTAATGTGTTTAATTTTTTTAAATCACCACCTTTTTTTACATTTTTTATAGCAGCATCTAATTTTTTTCTAATACCTTGAATTGCTTTATTTGGATTAGCAGCCATAAATCCTTTTACATTTTTTAATATTTCAGCTCCCACTTCAAAAAACAATACTTCAAATGGTTTCATATTTTCTTTTACTATTTTTGCGTGATTTTCTTTATCAGTCTTTAATACCCATTCTAAAAATATAGGTTCATCTTTTAAATCTTGTTTTATTGTTGGTATCTTATATGACTTATCAAAGAAAGCCCATCTCTTAACTAACCCTTCTAATACTTTTGGTGATACATTTTTTAATTGTTTTAAAATAAATTGTTCCCACCATTTCTGATGATATAAACCTAATGTATCATTATCCGATAATCCAAATTTAGATTGTAATTTTGATAATTTACCTAAAAACTTACCTTTCATCTTACCAAAATCTTGATGTTTTGGAACTGTTAAGAATTGTGGTTTCCCAATTGAATATTTCTTTTGTATATGTTGATTAATTTGTTGAATCATACCAGCAAGTATTCTACCACTACCTTTTACTTCACCTTTTACATTTCCATTATCATCATAAATTAATGCTCCGTGAAATACTAAATTAGCAACATCATAATCAATAACATTTGCTGATGCAGGCCACATAATTTCCATATTCATAAAGTTATATCCATTGTTGAATATTTTATCTTTTTGTTTTTGTGATAATCCTTTAATTGCCCTTTCCAAATCTTTCATAGCAAATACAAATGCATTTCTTATATCACCCCTACCCTTGAATTTACTGGCAATACCTTTTCCATCTAACGCATTTTTTCCACCATTCTTAATATGTCCTTTATTTCTCGCTGCTATAAGTTTTCCATCTTTCCAACTTATCATAATGTTTTGTCCATCAAGTTTTTCTGTAACATTGTCTTCACGATTTAATTGACCACCCAATCCCAATTCAATAATTTTTTTCAAATCACCGAATGTTAAATCTTTGTCATCAAATGGATGTGCCATATGTCCGTAAGCTCCACCTTCAAGTAATAAATCTTCTGTTATTAAATCTTTCCACCATTCTTTTGATAATGCTTCTATATCGTCATCAATAATAATTGGAAAATCGTTATCAGGTGGATTTGGATTTTTAGGTTCTTGTACAAAATTTTCTCCATCTTTTCCAATACCAGCAGTTATAAAATCATCACTATCAATAGCATCTAAATATTCTTCACTACCAACAACTTTTTTTGTTACTTGATAATGTGGATTATCTGTTTCTGGACCTCCGTATGGGTCATCAGCTACTGGAAAATGTAATTGAGTCATTCCTAACTTATGAAACCATGGTTCTGGTTTTCCACTATCTACACCTACTATTCTTTGTTTGCCTGGTTGTATAAAACCTGTATCGGGTTCTCCTGAATCTGCCTCGTAACTACCACCAATTGAAGATTGTTCTAATAAATTTTTCCACCAATCTTTTGAAAATGCTGATTCATCTAACCATTCTCTATGTTCATCATCTATTTTTTCTACTTTATCTACTTGAATCACCTTTGTAGTTGGATTTACTCCTGCTGCTATAGCCGCAACAAAACGAGTATTACCACCAACTAAATGAGTATTTCCATCTTTATCTTGAGCTACAAGATTACTTGGTATTTCTGCTCCACCTTTATATGCATCAACTAAACCATCAACATTTCTCCATTTTCCACCAGCTTCTCCACCAGATTTCTTTTCAACCATTTCTGGATCATGCATAATTTTTTTGAATAATTTAAATTGTTCATGATTTTTGGGGTCCTCATATGCATCTTCACCTTTTGATGTATCATACTTGGGGGGTTCAATACCCTTCTCCTTAAACATAGCTAAAGCTTTATCAGTATATTTCCATCGTGGTGGATCTTCATTTCCACCTTCAAAGTTTTGATAATTTATAAGATTTTTAACTTTTTCTGTTTTATCTGTACTTCCAAACTCATCTTCACCACCATCATCATCTTTCATAATTTTTAATGCCTGACCAGCTTCAGTATTACTCATATATTTTACTTCATCATTTGTTAATTGTCTATCTTCAGAATTATTTTTTATAAAATCTTTTATTTCATCTGTAGATTTATTTGTCAAATCTTGTTTTGGTAAATTACCTTGAACTTCACCAGCCTCTTCTTCATAATTTTTATCTGACCAGGGTTTTGGATTATGTTTAGTTTTTAATTTATCAAATTTTTTACCTTTTCTATTTTTAAAAACTGATGTATCTTTCTTTGGTTGTGGTTTATCTTTTATTTTTTTATCAACACCTTTACCTTTTTCTACTTTACCAGATGGGTTTTCTGGTTCAACTTTCTTTTCTGAATCTGGATGTTTATAAAGATATTTTTTTTGAGCTTTTACTGATTTATCTTCCCAATGACCTTCATTAACTTCTTCTTTTTCTTGTTGTTTAATTGTTTGTGTAGCATCTTTTGCCATTTGTTTTACAACATCTTTATCTTCATCTCTAAACTTCATAAGTTCAAATCCAACTTCAGTTGCTACAGCTTTAATGTTTCTTAACCATTTATTATAACCTTTTCTACCAGTTAGATTTTCTTGGTTATTTGGTGTAGTTCCTGTTCCTATACCTGCAGGTAAATAAGATACTGATTTATGGGGGCCCATCGGCCAACCCATATCTAATATATCATCATCAAGTGGTGGAACATTATCTACATCAACATTTAATATATAATTTACAACTTCCCATCCAAGTTTTTCTGCCGCTATTTTATTTCTACCCACATAACCTTTTTTACCACCCATTAAAGCATTAGGACCTGAATCAACTCCTTGTTGTTGATTTTTTGCAGTACTACTAACTTCTTTAATAATTTTATTCATATCAATTGTTTTCAAAAATTCTTCAATGGGATGATATTGATATTCTTTATTACTATCTGATTTACTTCTAGTTTTCTTAACTCTTTTTCTAATCTTTTTCATATCTTCTGCATTAGGATAACCTTCATCTGTAACCTTTATATCATCATCATAATGTTCAATACCTTTTTCTTCACTATCTCCTTTTTGATATAATCTAAATTTAGTTGCAGGTCTCCCATTAATAAGA